CACTAATGGCTACGAACCCGATCCCAAAAAGGGACTGATTACCGATGGCTCGGTAGGTCGAGCGTACATCAACATTGGTAATCAGAGAAAGCTCGTCGGCTGGTATCAAGCATGGCTTGACCAATCAACCCCCTTTGGCCGTATAGGTGATTATCGTATCAGCACGGACCAGCCGACAGCGATCTGGAAACCAGAGAACAGTCAAAAGTTTCGCATGACTAAAGAGCAACGCGCCGAGATTGAGGAGCTCAGACGTCAAGCCGAAGTCAAGTCAGCAGAAAAGTATTCGCAGGCCGCGCAGCGTTCGCAGTCTATTTGGGAGCAGTGTGAGGAAGTACAAAAACATGCCTACCTGGAAAAGAAACAGGTCTTGTCTTATGGGTTACGCAAAGACAAACATGATAATTTAGTTATCCCACTCAAAGACAAGCAGGGTTCTATTGTTGGACTACAGTTTATCGCTCCCGATGGCACCAAGCGTTTTCTCACTGGTTCTAAAAAAAGCGGTAGCTTTTTTCTTCTCGGCAGAGAAATATTTAAAACAAGCGACAGCTTAAATTACGCCGAAGGCTATGCCACTGCCGCATCTATATACGCTGACCGCTCACAGCCGGTGGTCGTGGCGTTCGATGCTTACAATCTTGTTAAAGTCGCAGAGGTTATGTATCAGTATTTTCCAAGGCATAAGCACGTTTTCGTGGCGGATAATGATGATAGTAAAACAGGTGAGAAAGAAGCTCAGAAGGCAGCAGCTTACATACAAAAGCAGGGCGGTTACGCCGAGATACAAATGCCAGAAACAAAGGGCGACTATAACGATCATAAGAACGAAGTTGAAGTGGTGGAAGGCGAGGTGGTCTTGCAGAATGTCGATGTCCCGGTGGAGTACGACTTTAGTCGTAGTGCAAGCGGACGCTTTCTAAACACCAAAGACAATATCGGTGGGGTTATGAAAGTGCACAATATTGATGTGCGCTATAACGTGATAAAGAAGAAGATGGAGATAGACATACCGGACACAACCTTTATCGCTGACATGCAAGAAGAGGCGTCGCTGATTGAGGTTGAAAACCGCTGTATTAATATGGGCATACCGCATACTAAGGTGAGGGATTATCTCAAGATCTTAGCGCGTGAATACAACCCGGTAAAAGAATGGATTGATAGCGAGCCGTGGGATGGACAAGACCGACTACCTACCTTTCTCAGTTCGCTGACTACAGAGGAGTCCGCGCAGCTTCGAGATTTGCTACTCAAGAAATGGTTAATCTCTTGTGTGGCTGCCGCCTATGAAAAGAATGGCGTTGAGTTAGAGGGCATACTTGTTTTGCAGGGCGCCCAAGGACTCGGTAAGACCTTATGGTTCAAGCGCCTATGTGATTACAATAAAGGCTGGCTCTTAGAGGGTGCAACGCTCAACCCTTCTGACAAGGACTCTGTAAAGAGAGCCGTTAGTCATTGGATTGTAGAGCTAGGCGAAATCGAGTCCACCTTTAAGAAGTCCGACATAGATCAGCTGAAAGCGTTTGTGACGTCGAAGACGGATGAACTGAGGCTACCCTATGACCGAGCCTTTACGACCTATCAGCGCCGCACGGCGTTTTATGCCAGTGTGAACGCACGCGAGTTTTTGACGGACACGTCGGGTAATCGAAGATTTTGGGTACTCGCTGTTAGAGACATAGACGTCAATCACGGCGTCAACATGCAACAGCTGTGGGCCCAGGTAAAAGAAACAATGTATGTGCCCGGACAAAAGAATTGGTTTCTCTCGCCAGATGAGCGTGAGCTCTTGCAAGATAGTAATGAGCAATATCGAACACAGTCTAGTGTGGAGGATCTTATCTTGGAGCATGTGGACTTTACGAGCGACCGCACTCAACCGGTACAAATGACTAAGCTCTTGCGCGATTTGGGGATCAAATCCCCGAGGATGCCAGACTTCAAAGAAGCAAGCCGTGTCCTACACGAAAGAGGCATCGAGCCGCGCAGAAGTAATGGCAAGAAGATATATGACATAGATTACACGCCGATTGAGGATGACCTGGGTGGATCATTAGGGAGTAATTGGAATGATTAAATTACCAAATAAGAAATACAATATCATATATGCTGATCCACCTTGGACATTCAAAACTTATTCTGAAAAAGGCAAAGAAAAAAAATCTGCTGAAAATCATTATGACTGCATGAAAATAGAAGATATATACAATCTTCCAATACAAAATATTGCAGATGATAACTGTGTTCTGTTTTTATGGGTTACTTACCCTTTATTAAAAGAAGGATTGCAAACAATAGAAGAGTGGGGATTTACTTATAAAACTTGTGGGTTCAGTTGGGTTAAAAAAAATAAAAAAGCAGACAGTTTCTTTTGGGGTTTAGGTTATTGGACAAGAGCAAATAATGAAATTTGTTTGTTAGCCACAAAGGGTAAGCCAAAAAGAGTATCAAAATCAGTGCATCAAATAGTACACGAGCCTATTGATAGACACTCAAAAAAACCGGTTGTAGTTAGAGATAAAATTGTAGAACTGTGTGGCAATTTGCCAAGAATAGAATTATTTGCAAGAGAAAAAGCAAACGGCTGGGATGTTTGGGGAGATGAGGTGATTGATGATTGACATAGTGCTTGGAGTGTTAGGTACACTGTTTGGGATGGTTGCTGCGAGCGTACTCTTGTTCATGCTGTATATGATATTTGATAAAGATTAGCAAATATATGCAAAGGTTTATAACAAAAGGGTATAGCAAAGGGTATAGCAAAGGGTATGCTGAAATGCTGTATTTATGGGGGTTTGAGCTACTATTAGTGTATAGTGTATATATATATAAAGATATTATTATTTAGTGGTTATAAGATGGTATTCTTATGGGTTACAAATAGGGTATTTAGAAATGGTTATACACTACCCTCTATACACTGGTTGAATTATGAATGAATGGCATGGCGGTAAAGGATCAAGAAAACGTCCGTATGATCCAAAGGTTTTTGATAGAGAGTTTGATAGAATATTTAAACGCAAGAAAGTTAAAGCAATGTGTGAAAAATGTGGAAAGTATATTGTGATAGAAGATATTAAAACGCATGACTGCAAGGAATAGATATGCCAAAGAAGATTAAGAAGAAACCAATCGCCGATGCGCCGTTGCAATTTGATAAAGATGAGGAGCACGGCTTAACTGAAATGCAGGCCAGCTTTGTTTGGCATTACACCGAAGGTGCGTGCGGTATGACGGAGGCAGCTAGAAAAGCTGGGTATGAGTTTCCAAGTCAGTCGGCGAATAAATTATTGAACGGCAAAGATTATCCAAATGTGGTTAAAGCTATCCGAATTAAACAAGATGAGCTCGCAGAAAAATATGCGATCACTCCACAAAAGACTGGCACAATGTTGTGGAAAGTTATGGAAAGTGCATACGAAAATGGGCAGTTCAATGCAGCGGTCAGTGCTATCAAAGAGCTAAATCAACTCGCTGGTTTATCAATCAATAGATCCCAGAACATAAACATCAATGCAAACCTAGAGAAGATGAGCAGGGAGCAAATCAAAGAAAGATTAGGACAGTTGCTTGGTGCTGAAACCTCAAACTATTCTGCAAAAGATAAATAGATAAATAACTTGCTATGGAGCGCTTTCCGGTCAGAAACAAAAAAATCTGGAAAAAAACAAAAAAATGCCGTAAGTCATTGATTTTCTGTGCTTTTTTGGGTGTGCAATCCTGTATTCTTTTGTGCAACTATGTGCAACTTGTGAGCACAACAGTAACGCGCAACAAATTGGAGTCCCTAGGATCGGCTTTTTTGCTGGCATTTGATTAATTAGGGACCCCTACCACCCGTATATACAGCAGCGCGTTGTAGTTGTAGCTATAACTAGGTTTGATACATTGAATCACAAGAAAAACTCAAGGCAAAAAAATTTTGTGAAAAAAATTTTGCAATGCGTTTGCAATTTTTTGCAAATTTTGAGAAACTTTATCAATGCCGATTAACTCCAGAAATAAAGGCGCAACATTTGAACGTGATATAGCGAAGATCCTCAATGGTTTTTTTGCTGACAATGACATAGATTTCCAAACCAAACGCAACTTAGACCAATACCAACAAAAAGACCTATGCGATTTGGATATACCCTTTCATGCGGTTGAGTGCAAATTCTACAAAGAAGGCGAATGGTTAAAGTCCGCCTGGTGGGATCAAGTTTGCAGTGCCAGTAATGGTAAGATTCCTGTACTGATATTTAAGTTCAACCGCAGACCGATTCGTGTTTGCATACCCCTGTATGCGATTAACCTGGAGTGGCCGCACGAAAACGACAAGATCTGTGTCATGGCGATAGATGATTGGCTTGATACATTGAAAAACAACTGGCAGAACTATGAAAAACATTTTGTGGTTACAACATGAACTATAAATTCAACAAATTTTATTACAAACCATTGCCGGACAATCTAACGATTAAAAATAGTGTTATCGAAGGCTTGGGACTCTTCGCAGCTGAAAAGATACCAGCTGATACAGATTTAGGTATGACTCACATTAAAATACCAATTATTAATGGCTACGTTCGTACGCCTTTAGGTGGTTTTTTAAATCATACAGAAACACCAAATTGCTGCTTAATAGAACTTTTGGATTGGGACGATTATAGGATTTTTCATTTACATACAATAAGTCATATTAACGAGGGTGATGAGCTTACTTTAAATTATCATGCAGACGAAAACTGATATTCTACCTAATCACGGCGTAACCGGTCTGTCTGTCAGCCAAGATGATGTAGAACTGTTCTTAGATTATGTGGTTGAAGCCGAAGGTATTGTGGCCAAAGTGCACGATAAAGGCGATGAAATCGAGCAAACAACTGTTCGGGACGCTACTATTTACTATATTGACGAAAAACAGACGCGTTTGTATCAAATTTTGAACAAAATTGCCTTTTCAGCCAATAAATACTTCAAATATGACATTACTGGCATAGAAAAAGCGCAGATAATTCACTATAAAGCGCCATCTAACGGCTATGAGTATCATTTGGACATAGGACCAGAGGGTACAGCTGCTACACGCAAGATCAGTATGAGCCTTTTGCTCAACGAAGACTATGAAGGCGGCGAAATTTGCTTCCGTTCCAGCGAAAATGAGAGCTGTACGCGCCCAAAAATGGGTGAAGTGGTAGCATTTAGCTCTTTTTTGTCACATAAAGTCAAACCTGTGACCAAAGGCGATAGATATGTCGTTGTTGCTTGGTTCAATGGTCCGCCTTTTAGATAAATTAAGTCTGTGCTAAAATTTTTGCATGACCGAAGATGAAAGAAAAGCATTGCAAGAGCGAATACAACAGAGCGACCTGTCTGCTTTTTCATCTATCGGCAGTCCACTGCCAGGAACAGGTATTTATTACAATTCAGAAGACCGAGCACAACTAACACCAGCACAGACCGCTTATATAGGAGCTATTTTTGCACCGGGCGCAGGCATAGCAGATGCAACTGGTAATTTTCCAGAGTTCCCCGGACCAGATGTAGCGCTAGAAGATGCTTTTGCTGGCGATCCTATGCCCAGCATTAGTGAAAACATAGCCGCAGGAGGTATCGACAGATATGTGATAGCTCCACTACAAGGACTAGGTGTTTTGGGAGATGCAACTTATGCAGCACCCTTTGTCGGACCTCTACTTGGAGCAACTGTTGGTTCTGTCTTAAAAGGTGTTGGAGCTTTAAGTGCGGTTCCAGGCATGATTGCAAAAGCAAAGAAAACTTCCACAGGCATTGAGGCACTCAAAGGTACAGATGCAACCAAAGCTGCGCTCAAAGAAAATTTAGACAAATTTGCCAAAGATGAATACGGCTTTGTATCGCCATCTTTGGAGGCCTTACTTAAAAGTGCACCACCAAACTTAAAAGGTAAACAAATTACTGAATGGCTTAATGCAAACGCCAACAAAGGCGTCAAACCCAAAGAGTTAGAATATCTAGGTATAGATGAGTTTGTTGCCACTAATCCCAAAGCAACTATCAACGAAGTAGTCGAGGGCGTAAGCGATAATAAAGTCGTGGTTGGAAAAAACACTTATTTCCACAATGCAGATGCACCGGAGATAGACTTTGATATTTCTACTCCAGAATTTGATCCGCTAGATCCTACTTATAAAAATTATCAAAATATAATAGAAGATACACGTTATGACATAGAACAAGGTGATAATTACACAACGCAAGAAGTCATAGACTTTTTCAACCAAAGCAATCCACAGGCTGGAGCCATGACCATTTCTGATGTTGATAATTATTTATCAGCTAGAAACGAAAGCCTAGATGATTTGATAGACAACTTTGCAAAAGCCCAATATTTTAACGATCCATACGAATTAGTCGTACCAAAATCTACCAACCAAGTCTACGATGTTGACATAGCAGATAATACTTTTGCTTTTGGCAACGATTTAGCTGGTTACCAACTTTTTGTAGGCGGTAAAAGAGTGACTGATCCAGATAATGTTGCTTACAGCCGTACCGAGGCACAAATACAATTACGAAACGCCTTAGAAGAAGGCGGCGATCCGCTACGACTACCAGGCGAAACAGATTATTTATCCACGGAAACACGTTACAAAGGTGATGTAGATAAAACATTACCTGGCGGAGATAATTACCGCGAAGTTGTATTTACTTGGGAAAACGCACCAGTAGAACATGGCGTGCAAAATCATTTCGACGAGCTCAGTCAAATATCTAGCGCTCTGATTCGAAACAGAAAACTAGCCGACGGCAAACAAACTTTGCATGTCGACGAGCTACAATCGGATTTGCATACTAAAGGTTCGAGAGATGGTTACTCTACACCAGAGCTCGATGCAGAAGATGCAATACAGTTAGGAAAAATGTCCTCTGGTATTAGTACTGAGTTTACAAAACTTAAAAATAGGATATTGCCAAAGCTCGAAGATGCCATGGGAGATAGAGTTACTATTGGATCTGTAGACATAAATCAAATAAAAAGACAAATAGCAGATGCAGAGGAACTTTATGCTAGAAATCCTCAAGACAGATATTCTCTTGTTAGAATGAACGATGCTAGAAGAATTATGTTTGATGCTATAAATAGTTTGAACGAATTAGGGGTGGGCAAAGGTGCAACTTTAGAAGATATAGCTGCATTTACACCTTTTGATGACGCCTTGAAACCAGCTTTCAAAATTGCATCTGCTAAAGAAGCAAGAGTTCCTAACTACCCTTTCAAAGACGATTGGTATGCCATGTCACTGAAACAACTACTCATGGACGCGATTGAAGAGGGTTCCGATGCTATTTCTGTATCAAGCTCCGCTCCAATCAAAGCGAGATATACCGATCAGTATAGCAAGTTTTATGAAACTCTATACGATCAGAAGATACCCTCGGCCATGAAAAAGCTAGCAAATAAATACGGCGGTAAGTTTGAGAAAGGGAAATTAGATTTAGACGATATTTATAAACCCAAACCAGGGGATGTAAGATTAGATCCTTATGGAACTGGAGGAGAAAGATTTGACGCCAACATCATCTACATCACGCCAGAAATGAAAAAGAAAATACTTGAGGAAGGCTTTTCTAACTTTGCGATTGGTGGAGCTGTCCTAAAACCTTTTTCAATCGACAATATCGATATATTTAATCCTTAGTATCTTTCTCTAGGATTTCTTTTTTTCTTGTCTTAAAATCTTCGATTAATTTATCGTAATGCTTGGGACTCATGCGCTGCATAGTTGCTACAGCTTTTTTATTGACTAAATAATGTTTTTCTAAAGCCGCAACTGTGTCGGTAGGCATAAAGTAAAACATGGCTAAGTAAATGTTTTCTGCAAAGTCAAAATTTTTTTTACTTTCCTTATTATGAAAAGGTATCGGCGGTATGTGTGGCATAACTAATTCCAAACAGGAAAGTCAAAGCCTTGCTTTACGAGCTCGTCATAGATTCTCTTAGCCTCTTCTTTTGAGTATGGCTCAAGTTGGTCTTTGCGACGCTCACTAGAATTTTCTGTGTACCAATCTTGAAAAGTCGGCACATAGATTTCTTTTTCAGCTCCACTTCTCATAAGTTTCCTCCAAATCATCTTTATCAACAAAACTTACCTGGTTAGTTTCTTCGTCTAGGAATCTAACCTTACCCTCGTCATTATAGCCATAAAAATATCCGAATATGGCATGACCTAATAATTTTACACGTTGGCCGTGTTCAAGATTTGCTTTCATCTCTCCTCCTTTTATATTCTTTGATTAATATTTCTGCCTCACGATTGCAGTTATCTGCAAGATCGTTGAGTGCATCAATTTCTTTTAGGATTTGGTCTTTTTCTAATAGGTTGGTTACATTCGGCAGCTGATCTTCTAAGGCTTCAATCTGCATGGTACAAAGGTCCCGGAAACGACTAGCCACATCCTCTAAGTGAATGACGTTATCTTTACTCATCGTGTTCCATGTTTTGATATATGTGTTCGATTACTGCTACGCACCAGCCATTTCCGAGCATGCGGTAGCGCTGTGTGTTAGACACACCCTCAGTATAATTATCTGGGACTGTCTGCAATCGTTCACATTCTAAGGGTGTTAGCTTACGCCAGTGTAGTTCATCAACACTATCCCATTCATGCCTGTCATAAGATCCTCTGCCACCAGATCTAACTGTTTTAGACTTCTCTCTTACCTTTGATTCTAATGGCACACCTGTAGCTGAAAACTTACCACCCTTGCTTGTATCATTTTCAAAGTTGGCTTTTGATGATTTGTAATAATTAGCCTTTAATACCTTAGATTTGTCTGGCAACTTTTCAACAACCACACTATCTTTACCAACTGTTGTTATTGCATTTGATTTATTATCCTTACGCAGCTCTAACATTTGTTTGGTTTGATTTGCTACTGATTTACCATCTTTATCCATGCGTTTACCATCTTTATCATAAGCTCTACCACGAAATGCCGCACCTGTAACTACCTTTGGCTCTGTATTACCACCTTGACAGGTTGTTACTGTAGGCGACTTACCATCTGGACTATAGACTCGTTTAAGACAATCATATCCATTAACATCTACTGCAACACCTACTTGTTTTGGCTTAGTTTCTATCATCTGCTCTTTGTTTGATGCAGTAAGTGTAGGTGATTTACCTTGATCGCTGTAAACCCTTTGTGTGCTTTCAAATACACCATCCTTGTATTCAAACTCCATAATCGACGCATCGAACACTTCTGTCTTAATACCTAAAACTTCTTTGAGTTTCAACCATATATCTTCGCTAGGTATCGCAAAACTCTTGTCGGTTCTAAACCAATGCTCCACCTTAGTTACAGGAAGATCAGTTTCTTTTGCTATCTGTTTGTTTGTTTTCTTAGACTCTTTCTTCATCTCTCGTAAAAGATGTTGCAATCCAGATATGTTGACTTCATGCTTTCTAACCTTTACCTCTTCTACATTCATGCCTACTTTGATTGGCTTATTAGTTGGTTTGCCACTTTGATCGCACGCCAAATAATCGCCCTGTCTACCATTCTTGACATACTCCATAGCAGATAAATTACTAGCCTTTTCTTTGTTTTGGTCAATCATGCAATTTTTATCGCCATTTCTTTTGACAAACTTCTCTGACATTTTAGTAATACTTTCTGGCTCTGTTTCCAATATATCTCTCAATACTATACCTCTATCCTCTGGCTGTTTGACTCCAGGTATATTAGTCCAGTAGTATCTTTGCCTTGATTGAGCGCTAACTAAAGAAGCATTAATAAAATGCGGCTCAAACTTCACATTGCCAAACATGTCTTTGAACTCTGGTGCAACATCATCTGCTGTATAACAGCTCGATACTTGCTCAGTAATTACCTCTAAAAACTCTTTTTTCATTCTGACATTTTCAAGCAAAAAATACTTTGGCTTGATGGCTTTGAGCAAGCGTATAAACTCAAAGAACAACGCAGACCTAGGATCATCAAACGCCAACTGCTTGCCAGCAAAAGAAAATCCTTGACAAGGTGAGCCAGCCTGTATCAAATCCACATCCATAAAATCTTTAGGATCTAAATTACAAATATCGCCGACTTGTATAGTGTTTGGAAAATTCTTTTGTGTGATTTGCATAGCATACTTATCAATCTCGGATGAGTAATAAGTATCTACTTTAATGCCGAGCTGCTTGAGAGCAATTTGCCCACAGCTCATTCCGTCAAATAAACTTAGTACCTTCATCAATGCAACCACTTAGGCAAGCCGTTGGGATATTTAAACGCCAGCTTGAATTGTTGTAGATCTTTAGGATCAGTAATAATGTTTTCCATAATATCAATTATAGAATCATTATCTGTAAATTTATATTTAGCCTTTAGCTTTGGCATGACTTGGTTAAAGTATTTAGCTTTGTTCATTTTTTTTCCCCAAGTAATTTATCTATACAATCATCAAGTATTGGTTTTACAGATTGATATTCTTTTTTATGATCTTTACGAAGTTCTGATGAAAAATCTAAATAGTAAAAAGCTGACCTAAACTTATCAGATAGTTTATCTAATAATTTGCGCTCTAAATATGTTCTTAAAACAGTATTCATGTCAACATCAACATCAGTCAATACTTCATCTGCAAGTTCTACTAACTTAGCTTTGTTCATTTTGTTTCTCCGATAGACTTGTAACATTCTTGAATCATCTTTTTGAGCAGCTGGCCCGTGCCAACGCCATAATGTTTTTTGAGAGCGGTCAACATCTTTTTGGTAAATGGATCTATTCTAAACTGAATAGTCGTTGTGTTTGGTTTCGATACATCAAATTCTAATTTCATAGCTCCTCCAAAATAATTTAAGACAAGAATACTATAACTTATAAATAGTTGCAAATATTTGTGCATTTGTTATTATTGTCTTATGAGTAACAAATTTCAAAAGGAGACAGCATGATTGAACCAAGAAAACAAGTAAACAATATTTACGGCTATATCAGAGTATCGTCTGAGCAGCAGGTCAAAGACGGATCTTCACTCGACGAGCAAAAGAGATCCATTGAGGAGTTTGTCGCTAACAAATACGGCGGTAGGAAAGTTGACAAGTTCTTTACCGACGCTGGCATAAGCGGTATGAAACCTTTGTTAGAGCGACCAGGCTCCAGAGAGCTGACTGACACCATGGACGCCAACGATGTGATAGTAGCAACCAAACTAGACAGGCTTGCAAGATCCTTTTTAGAGATGGTTAATATGGTCCCAACGTTAGAAGAGTCTGGGATAACATTATTCTTCTGCGATATGTTTGCAGACATACCGGTAGTCTTGCCCAAAGAAAAAGCCAAGACAGGTCTTGAGGCAAAAATGGATATGACTAGACTTGCTAACCAAAACCTACTGACCAATATGGCGCAGTTTGCTGAGATAGAAAGAGAAATGATTATGTCTAGGCTCAACGGCGGAAAGTTAGTCTATGCGGAAAAAGGCTATTCAATCGGCGGACAAACACCTTTTGGTTATACCAAAGAATACGATGACTCTGGCAGTAGAAGAAGGACTAAGCTAGTGCCAGTCCCAAAAGAACAAGAGGTATTAAAACATATCTACGCCTTGAGAGAAAAAGGTTTAGGTGCTAGAAAGATAGCTACGCAGATCCAAAATTCACATCCAGGCTATGAGGACTTTCCGTATCACAAAGTCCAAAGAATACTCAAAAGAAAGTTCCAAGGCCTTCACGATTAGAAATCTTTAAAGTTTCAGTTATAATCTTGCTATGACTAATAAAGAAAAAATTATAGCGGCTATAGCAAAAATAGACTCAATGTTAAGTTTAGACTTTATGACGGATCCTGTTAGAGAGGAGCTCAATAATGTCAAAACCTTGTTGGTTGAAGTCCGCGACAGCATGTAATGGCCAACATTAACGGCTGGGGTAGAGGCACCTGGGGACAAGGCGCTTGGGGTACAGCCTTACCTGTAGAATTATCTAGTGTTGGATCAATAACCTCTGGTCTTGGTAGCGTAACTGTCGTTGCCAAAGCTAACGTAGTTCCAGCCACTCAAGTTGTAACCTCTGGACTAGGAACAACTAGCGTAATTGCAGCTGCTATTGTCCAGCTTACAGGTCAAGCAATTTCATCTGGTTTAGGAGCTCCGAGCGTCGACGCCGAGGCAAATGTTACAGTCACAGGTCAAGGAATTACCTCTGCTATCGGATCGGTAATCGTTCACGAAAACGAGGTCATAAATCTAACTGGCTTTGATATTGCTGCAAGTTTAGGCACACCAACCATAGATGCTGGAGCTATAGTTAGCCTTACAGGTCTAAGCGTAACAGCAAGTCCAGGCTTTATTATGGTGTACGGAGAAATTGATACTGACCAAACTCCAAGCTATGCAGAGATAAGCACCACACAAACACCTAGCTACTCAGAGGTTGCGACAAGTCAAACTCCAAACTATACTGTTATAGACGCTGGCAGAGATGCGGCATGATACATAAGAGGACATAGATAATGGCAACGTATGTAAACGATTTAAGATTAAAAGAAATAGGCACTGGGGAATCCAGTGGAACCTGGGGGACTGAAACAAATACTAATTTAGAACTAATAGGTGAAGCATTAGGTTTTGGCACCGAGGCCATAACCACTAACGCCGATACACACACTACAACTGTAGCTGATGGATCGACTGATCCAGGCAGAGCCATGTATATCAAATACACTGGCACACTAGACTCAGCGTGCACGATTACGATTGCACCCAACACCATGAGTAGGATGCACTTTATTGAAAACGGCACCAGTGGATCACAAAACATAATCATTTCACAAGGCACAGGCGCAAATGTCACCATACCCGCAGGCGATGTCAAAGCAGTTTACTTAGACGGAGCAGGTTCTGGTGCGGCCGTGACCGATGCTTTTGCAAGTTTAAATGTAGTAGATTTAAAAGTAGAAGATGACTTAACAGTTACAGATGATGCAACTATTGGAGGCACATTAGGTGTCACAGGCATAGTTACATTAACAGACGATCTAATTATAGGCGATGGTAAAACTATAGGCTCTGCCTCAGATGTAGATGCTATGACTATTGCCTCAAATGGACAAGTGACATTTTCACAAACTTTAATTGGTACGGCTTTAGATATATCTGGCGATATAGATGTAGACGGCACAACTAACCTAGATGTAGTAGATATTGATGGAGCTTTAACTCAAGATGGAGGTGCTGTATTTAACGAAGCTAGTGCTGATGTAGATTTTAGAGTTGAATCAAATGGACAAACTCATGCTTTGTTTGTTGATGGTGGTTTAGATAATATAGGTATAGGGTATTCAGCAGCACACACAGCAACTAATAAAGGGTTAGTTATATTAACTGGTGATGGTAATGGTGGTGTTCAATTTAACAAAGAAGATGGTAGCTATCCTAGCTCTGGAGAAACTTTAGGTTCAATAGGTTGGAAAGGTGCAGATAGTGCTAATAGTAACGCTGCTGCTGGAGCATCAATAGTTGGTATTGCTGCTGAAGATTTTAGTGGTAGTGCAGAAGGAACACACTTGGCTTTTAATTTAAAACCAACAGGCACAGGTCCCGGCTCAGCTCCAACGGAAAGGATGCGTATTAGTAGTCAAGGTAATTTATCTATAGGAACAACAGCAGTAAGTGCTAGTGGTATAAATTTAAATACAGGACTTAATTATTCAATAACAGAAGGTGCTGATTCTTCTTATGCAAATTTATTTAGACAAGCTAGTTCTGCTGCAACTGTATTAGCAAATGGTTATAGGCATAGTAATAATAGTAATGCTTTTGCTTCATCTTTTGGTTCATCTTGGGCTAAGACTGCTGTTAGCTTAAATTATGGAACTATAAGATTTTATACAGATGGAGCTGCAACTACATCAGTAGGTACTGATGTTACTCCAACAGAAAGGATGCGTATAAATTCAAACGGCACCATAGGGATTGGAACCACTGGTGGCACTTATATTTTAGACTTGCTAACCACAGGAAATAATGGTTTAAGAGTTAATACAGGAACTTCAAGTGCCGATCAACTTTATTTAGGTAATACTGGTGGCGTATCAAGTGTTGGAACTTTAACGGATGATGATTTGCAAGTTATTACTAATGGTTCACAAAGGATGCTTTTTACTAGTAGTGATATAACTGTTGATGCAGCAGGAGATATTATTCTTGATGCAGATGGAGGTAACATACTGTTTAAAGATGGTGCTGTTGGAACTTTTTTAGATATACAACAAGACTCAAGCGGTCCTGAATTGATTTCAAGAGTATCTGACGCAGATTTTAAAATTAGAGGTAATGATGGAGGTACTACAATAACAGCTCTTAGTTTTGATATGTCAGAAGGAGGTGCCGCAACTTTTGGTGGAACAATAAACCCTGATGCTGTTATAAATTTCATAAATGCATATTCTGCAACTGTAGCTAATGGACCTTTTGTTTATTTTAGTACTAGTGGTTCAATAACAGTTGGTACTGATAGTACTGCAGGTAGAAATGTAATGAGTTTTAGAAATCCTAATGGTGAAGTAGGTACAATAACAACAAGTGGAACTTCAACAGCCTACAACACATCTTCAGATTACAGATTAAAAGAAAATGTTGATTACACATGGGATGCAACAACTAGATTAAAACAACTAAAACCAGCTAGATTTAATTTTATAGCTGATAGCACCAACACATTGGTTGATGGATTTCTTGCACATGAGGTTTCTAACATAGTTCCCGAAGCTATTACAGGTGCAAAAGATGCAGTTGATAGCGATAATAATGCTATATATCAAGGTATAGATCAAAGCAAATTAGTGCCGTTATTAGTAAAAACAATACAAGAATTAGAAGCAAGAATAACTGCTTTAGAAAGTTAATTAAGGAGAATAAATATGGCAATATCTTACGAATGGGACTGTAAAACTTGTGATACATACCCTACAAAAGGTGGTAAATCAAATGTCGTACACACAGTTCATTGGAGATTAACTGCTACAGACGATACTAATAAAGACAGTGATGGTAATAACTGGACAGCATCTTCTTATGGAGCACAGTCATTAGATACATCTGATTTATCTAGTTTTAAAAACTGGTCTAGTCTTACTAATAGTGATGTGCAAGGCTGGGTAGAAACAGCATTAGGTAGCGACAAAGTAACTGAGATGAAAGCTAGACTAGACGCAAGTATAGCTGAAAAAGTTACTCCAACTTCTGTGCAAAAAACATTGAGTAGTTAAATTATTTATAGAGGTAGTGCAAAATGGAAGAAAGACAATTATTTTTAAACATGTTACAGCTTATTGATGTTAGTTCAAAAAGAGGTGCATGGGGTGGTAACGAGCTTGAAGCCGTTGCTCTAACAAGAAAAGCTGTCGTAGAAAAACTTAAAAGTTTGGAAGAGATAGTAGAAGAAAATGTCGATAGTCTACAAGACACAGACAAGGAGGAATGATGGAATTTATTGTAAACATAGTGGGTATTGTTACAGCTGTAGTAACTGTAAGCAGTATCATAGCGGCAATTACGCCAACACCAGCTGATGATGTTTGGATTGGTAAATTGTATAAATTAATTGATCTTTTGGCTCTTAATATTATTAAAGCTAAAAACAAACCAGGAGAATAAGATGAGCTGGTGGAAAAAGGTAGTTGACTATTGGACTAACACAGAACGTAAAAAAGTTAGAGCCAGAAACAAACAAGGCCAATACATTGGCGATGATAAATCTACTCCGGATGTTAATGAAGCATACACCGAAGTAAGAGTAAAAAAATCTACTAAAAAGTAAATGTCAGATCTTCAACAAGCAATGGATAAAATAGCTGCGCATGAACGCGAGTGTGCTATACGCTATGAAAACATAGAAAGAAGGCTTGAGGAAGGATCTAAAAAGTTTGATAAATTAGAAAGTATGATTTGGGCCGTATATCCATTTATAGTAGCTGTGGTTGGACTAGCGTCGTTTTTATGAATACAGAAGAAAACACAGAAGTTACAGGCAACTTTGAAGATACAGCTGAAAACAAAGATCCTATAATTAAGAAAAAACTTGAGCTTGATATTGACGTCAATCAACACAATAGCGGTAATAATCCTTTTCAAAAATGGATTTTTCTTGCTAAAACAGTAGATGCTTGGAGAATTTTTCCAAGAATTTTTGTAAGCGTTTACATTGTTTTGTTATACAAAGTAGTGACATGGTTTATGATTCTTGACGAACCAAATCTTGAACAAGCAGGTTTAGTATCAATCGTTGTCGGTGCAATGGCAGCTGTGTTTGGTATATATGCTGGCACATCTGGACAAAGCAAAAAGTTTAAAGGCGAAGACTAATGGACCAAGCCATAGGCTTGATAAGTGATTTAGGTTTGCCGATCGCGAGTGGCCTTATCATGGGTTACTTTATTTTTATCATAATCAAACAACTTATGACTGGTCTTGTAGCAGAAATCAAAACTGTCCAAGGCATAACTAAAATGCTTATCACTAGAGCTTCTATAATGAACAATGATATTATACGCATAGACACCATTGTTAGCAGTGCTTTAGATATACCGCCAGATCTTGACCGAATTGCAAGAGCCGAAAACTTTGTAGAAGATGGCAAAATCGACGCCCGAAGAGATTGATGGAGGTTGTTGATCTTATACAAAAGTTTGGTTTTCCTACAGTCATGGTTATAGGTCTAGGCTATTTTGTTTACTATGTATGGCAAACTATCACCAAAACCATAGATCCTGCTGTATCTGAGATGAAAACTACTATTATCAGACTGACCGATCAACTTCGACTACTCGACCAAGATATGATACGCTTAAAAGAGAAGGTCGACACTGTTGTTAGGCTAAAAGAAAATGAAAAAAGTAATATACAAAAATCCCCTCGTAAAAATAATAAGTAGTTATATCTTATTATTCACACCATTTATATTTGGAGATGAAATTAAATTCGGATTCAAATCACCCTCTTTCAGCGGTGTCGGAACTTCGGCTCATTATTTGACCATTGAAAATCAAGAGTTCACTAGGCGTGAGGCCTTAGAAGCAGAAATTAAGGCCTTGAAAGAGGCAGCAAAACGTGAGGAAGAAAACACTACTTTGGCTAGATTCATTCGTAATTTTGAATCGAGAATTTTCGCTCAGCTGTCACGTCAATTAGTTGAACAGTTGTTTGGTGAAAACCCAGCAACCTCTGGATCTTTTACTTTATTTGATAACATCATAACTTGGACCTCCGATGGGACATATATAACATTAACCATTTATAATACTTTAGATGAAAGCACTACCGAAATCACTATCCCTATTGGCGACTTTGGCTTTGGTGGTTAGTTGCACGACGCATCAAAAGTATGTTTCACCCTGCTTTAAAAACCCAGACCAAGACTATAAAGACCTAGTTACTATTATTGGTGAGCGCAAGTGTTTTTCTAAATCAGCCTTCATAAATCGTCCGATTACAAAAGAAATACTAGAGGTTCCTGCTCCAAAACAAAAACCTGTGGTAGCTGTTTACAAGTTTAGCGACTATACCGGGCAAAGAAAAAGTGTAGATGGCTATGCTAATTTTTCTACTGCAATGACTCAAGCACCAGAAACATACTTAATTAGAGCACTAAAACAATCTGGGTTCTTTCGTGTAGTTGAGCGTGGTGGTATAGATCACATAACAAAAGAAAGGCAGATAATTAGATCTACTCGTGAAAAATTTGATGAAAATAATAAACAGCTTCCCTTGTTATTTGCTGGACTTATTATTGAGGGTGGGATTGTCGATTACAATACCAATCTTTTAACTGGTGGTATCGGCGCAAGATACCTAGGCATAGGCGCAAGCAAGCAATATCGAGAAGATACTGTATTGGTTTCTATACGAATGGTGTCGGTAAGCACAGGTGAAATATTGCTTGAAAACTTAACAACTAAAACAATCTTATCAGTAGGAATATCTAAAGATTATTTTAGATATATAGCCGATGGTCTTGAATTAGTTGAGTATGAGTCTGGAAATGCTATGAACGAAAGTAAGTCCATCGCTTTGCAAAGCGCCATAGAAATTGGTATCGTTGATATTATAAACCAAGGTAGTGAGTTAGGTTTTTGGACTTTTACGGAGAACTAATGAGATATTTATTTATTCTTTTGTTGTCAGCTAACTTATTAGCTGATAATGAAATTTTTGTGGATCAAAGCGGCTCTAATGCTTCTATTGATCTCGAACAGCTAGGATCTACTAACCTTATTGGTGGTACATCTGCTGTTTCAGGCACAATGACTGCTCTCGATTTGGACGGAGCAAGTATGGTGCTCGACATCAATCAAATAGGATCTAGTAATATTTTTAGATCTGATGCTATAGACGGCGGTAACTTTACAGGTTTCTTTGAGTTTGATGGCGACAGCAATGTTTGGGACTTACTAATGAACTCAACAGGTCTTAGTTCAACAGACTATGTAAATTTAAACATCGATGTTACAGGCTCAAGCAACACTGCTGACATAAAAATAGGTGAAGATGACGATGCAAGTTATTTGGACTTGGATTGGATTATTACTGGCGACAGCAACGATCTTGATTTTGACATTGATTACGAATATGCAACCAATTACATGGACATAAACGGATCAACCAATACAATAAATTTTACTGGTAGTGGCTATGGAGCAAGCTCAAGCGACGCTGGATATTTTTATCTTGACCTAGATGGCAGTGGTAATACTTTTAACATAGATCAAACATCTACTTTAGCTCGTGACTGGCTTAAAATCATATCTAACACTTCTAATTCTAATATCTGCATCGTACAAAGCGACGGCGGTACAAGCACAAGTTGCTAGTATCGGTGATATTACCGAATTAAAAGGCTATGGCCAGGTAGTTAGGGATGAAACTTATCCAGCAGAATTAAATTTTGACATAGCCTCAAATGATGAGGTGCAAACACGAGCTGGTCGTGTTGCGATTACGTTTCTTGATGACAGCACAGTAAAGCTAACCGAACATTCACAACTACTAATTGATAAGTATGTTTTTGATCCAAACCCAGATAAATCAGAAATGGCTTTGCAGTTTGCTAGCGGTACTATTCGTTTTATATCTGGCAATGTAAATAAGCTAAACAAAAAAAATATAACTTTATCCACGCCGACTTCACAAATTTTTGTAAGAGGCACGGACTTTACAGCAACAGTAAACGAGCTTGGCGAAAGTTTAATAATTCTTTTGCCTAATCAGTTTGGCGATGCTAGTGGCGAAATATTAGTAACAACCGCAGCAGGACAGGTTGTATTGAACAAACCCTACCAAGCTACCACTACAACTGTGTTTGAAAGCACACCATCTAAACCTGTAACCTTAGATATATCTTTAGAGTTTATTGATAACTTACTTATTGTTTCACCGCCAAAACAAGAAATATCAGAGGAAGAAGTACAGCAAACACAAACCGCTGATTACCTAGATTTTACAGATTTAGACGTAGATTTATTAGCAGAAGATTTATTGGAAGAAGATCCAGACTTTGATTTTACAGAACTAGATATTGATTTATTAGATGTAAATTTTCTTGAAGATTTGTTAGACGTTATTGACGAGTTAGATACTAAAGAAGAAGAAGACCAGCTTACTAATTTTGTTGCTGGTATTAATATAGCAGGCACAGCTGTTGGTCAAGACAGAGATACACAAATAACTACACTAATTCAAGGCAGCCAAGTAAAACTAATTCGTACAGTAAATCAAAGTGCCCAAATTCTTGTAAATGGAGATCAATCTTACACAGTAATTTTTATACAAGACGGCGTATCTAAGGTTGTGCAAATCAATGGCACAGGCAACTCAACCATAACAATAAGGCAAGAATCCTAATGAAAAAAGTAATATTCACGACATTTATAATACTGTTACTGCCACTGTTGTTTCAGTTATATCCTTTACAGATCTTAAAATTACAAACATTTGATGCTTTTGTAGAAGAACAACAACCTAGTGGTAACTTTGTTATTTTAAGTATCAGTGAAGAGGACATAGAAAAAGAGGGTGGCTGGCCTATTCCTAGAAGTCGTTTAGCACAAATACATGTGGATTTATTAAATGCAGGTGCACTTGGTGTGGGTTGGGTTGTTAGCTTTCCACAACCCGATCGTTTTGGTGGCGATGAAGTTTTTTTAGAAGCACTAAGCTATGGCCCATCTGTTTTATCTATGTATGAATATAACAATGGTAAGTACCCACCTACCACGGGCACTGTTTTGCTCGGCGATAATATATCTGGTATATCTGCCTCTGGAGTCGTAGAAAATACACTGTTACTCCAATCTCTCCCCCAAGGTATTTCCTCGGCTCCAACAGAGGTGGATAATTTAGTTAGACGCGTGCCTTTGTTGTACCAAACACCAGATGGTTTTGTGCCAAGTTTCGGAACCGAAGTTTTAAAAATGATAGTAGGAGCCAAAACCTACATAATAAAAGGCGACGAAAATGGCATACAACAAATTACTGTGCAAGGTTTACCACCTGTTGATGTAGACCGCTTGGGTAGAAAATGGGTGTCTTGGGTAAAAACACCAGAAACCACATTAGAAGAAATGGATGTCAATGGCAAATATGTTTTTGTTGGAGTAGATGCCGCAGGTATCATGCCACAAGTTGCAACGCCAGTTGGATTACTTGAGCCACACAAAATTCAAGCTGCATTATCTGAGTCAATTTTGTTAGAAAACTCACCTTACATTCCAGATTGGGCGATTGCGGTCGAAATTTTAATTTTTACGATTTTTGTGCTCACCATTTCAATTCTCCTTGCATATCTTAACATGACCAAGGGTTTGGCCTTAGGAGCAATTTTTATTGCCTCTACGGGCGTCTTAGGCGTTTTTAGCATCAAAAACGGGATTTTATTAGACTTTTCTTGGACTTTTGTATCAGAAATGCTTATGAGTGGCGTAGTTTTCTATATGCGCTTCCGAGAACAGTATAAATTGCGTTTAGAAATTAAAAAACAATTTGAACATTATTTAGATCCACGACAAGTTAAACAGCTGCAAGACAATCCAGACTTGTTAAAACTTGGTGGCGAGAAAAAATATTGCACTTATCTTTTTACAGATCTTCGTGGCTTTACTTCATTAAGTGAAAAATTATCGCCAGAAGAAGTGACCGATATAATGAACCAAACTTTAACTGTTCAGGTAAACGCTGTGCAAAAATTAGGTGGAATGACGGATAAATTTATCGGCGATGCAGGAATGTTCATATTTGGAGCTCCTTTAGATTTAGAAGACCATGAAACCAAAGCAGTGCAAGCTGCAATAGATATACAAAAGGGTATAGTTGAACTTAATAAAACACTCACTACTCCAGTCCAAGTAGGCGTAGGTTGTCAGTCTGGGTATGCAGTAATTGGTAATATGGGTAGCGATACTCGGTTTGATTATTCAGCTATTGGTGATCCTGTGAATACGGCAGCTAGACTTGAGAGTGCAACAAAAGAAGTTGGCGAAGATATATTAATTGGACACAAGACTGCAAAAAATTGTAAACTTGTATTAAAATTACTAAAACCTATCAATGTAAAAGGTAAAAAAGACAAATTAGAGATATGGACAGTAAATGAGTAAAGTATTTTTAGGCGTAATTGGCGTGCTGGTTTTATTGTGTAGTTTTTTATACTGGCAAAATAGTAGACTGTCTGCTCTCAATGATGCTTTTGAACTCAGAGATGCAGAGCAAAAAGCTGCAATAGAAAATTTACAAAACGATTTTACCTTACAAACTAACTCTTTATTAGAATTACAATCAAAAAATCAAGAAATAGAAGCGGAGATGTCAAGGTATCTTGACATTTTCAAACGACATAACCTGTCTAAATTAGCTATAGCTAAACCCGGACTAATAGAAACTAGGGTAAACAATGGGACAAAAGATGTATTCGATAGCATTGAAAAAGATACTGCTGGTATCGACGATCTCGATAGCGGTTTGCAGTTGCAGCCTAATTCCGAGCAATAAAGTAGAGGTAATTAGTAAACCAATAGAACGTAAGATTGTGCAACCAATTTTGCCTAGAGCTGTGGATTTAAAAGATCCGTATTGGTATGTAGTTTCCGAGAAAAACATAGACGAATTTTTAGAGCGTGTAGAACAAGAGCACGGATCTGTTGTATTCGTTGCTATGTCTGTCCCAGACTATGAGCTTATGTCTTATAATATGCAAGAATTAAAAAGATATATTAAAGAACTCAAAGAGGTAGTTGTTTACTATAGAAAAGTAACCACTAATGAAGGAGAGGGTAATGAGTAAATCACCAGACGCTTTTGTTTACAAATGCAAATTAAAATCAGTAACCGATGGAGATACTATTCGTCTATTAACCATAGATCTTGGTTTTTCAGTACAATTACACAATAAAGCTGTAAGGATTGCTGGTATTGATACACCAGAAAGTAGAATTAACATAAAAAAATATCCAGAAAGAACAAAAGAAAAAGAACTTGGTTTGTTAGCAAAACAAAAATTAAAAGAATGGTTGGTCGGAGATATTACACTCAAATCTTATGGAACTGACAAATATGGGAGGGTATTAGGCGATGTATTTTGCGAAAAAGGCAATATCGCTGATTTGCTCAAAAAAGAAAATCTTGCTGTCGATTATTATGGCGGCACAAAAACAAAAAAATGGGGAGAATAAAATGAATAAAATGGAAATATCACAAGAAGGTCTTGCTCTTATTAAAAAGTTTGAAGGCTGTAAACTTGAAAGCTATCAATGTGCTGCTGGCGTTTGGACAATAGGATATGGTTCAACTAGCGGTATTAAAGAAGGCATGGAAATATCACAAGAAAGAGCCGATGCTTTGTTATTAGAGGACGTTGAGGTTTTTGAAGAAGCTGTAAATAAAGCAGTAAAAGTACCGCTGGAGCAACATGAGTTTGATGCTTTGGTGTCTTGGACATTTAATCTTGGTCCTGCAAATCTTAATGCAAGCACCATGCTTAAAGTTCTAAACGATAACAAAAAGAGTGAAGTACCAGCACAAATGCGTAGGTGGAATAAAGCTGGCGGTGAAACTTTGCAAGGATTAATACGTCGTAGAGAAGCTGAATCACTGCTTTTTCAAAACGAACAATGGCACGAAGTTTAACTATATGTAATACTACCCCTAGGCGTTTTACGCTTAGAGTTGGGTGGTTTTTTACGTCACTACCTAACTGCCCAGCTCGCTTATGAACGAGGTTTCTTTCAAAGATTTTGATATTTTATCGGAGCAAGATAAAGCCGAAGCTGTAGCTCTATTAAATCGTTACGATCAGTTAGAAAAACAAGACTCTTGCCAAGCCGATTTTATTTCTTTCGTAAAACACATGTGGCCAGAGTTTATAGAGGGCAGACACCATAAAATCATTGCTGATAAATTTAACAGGATTGCCGATGGTAAATTAAAACGACTAATCGTATGTTTACCACCAAGGCACTCAAAATCAGAGTTTGCCTCAACATTTTTTCCAGCTTGGATGATGGGCCGCAGAGGCGATTTAAAAATTATACAAACCACACACACCGCTGAGTTAGCTGTGCGTTTTGGTCGTAAGGTCAGAAACATAATAGATAGCGAAGAATATCAACATGTGTTTCCAGAATTAAAACTACAAGCGGATAATAAATCAGCAGGTCGTTGGACCAGTAATCAAGAAGGTGAGTTTTTTGCTGCTGGTGTTGGTGGTGCAATTACAGGTCGTGGTGCGGATCTTTTAGTTATTGATGATCCTCATTCTGAACAAGATGCCATGTCACCAAAAGCCTTAGAATCGGCTTACGAATGGTACACATCTGGACCAAGACAGCGTTTACAACCAGGCGGAATAATTGTGATAGTAATGACAAGATGGAGCACTAAAGACTTGGTTGGCAAAGTCCTAAATAAACAAGGCGAAGACCATGCTGATAAATGGGAAGTGGTTGAGTTTCCGGCAATCATGCCAGAATCAGAGGATCCGTTATGGCCAGAGTTTTGGAAAAAAGATGAGTTGCTAGGTGTTAAAGCGTCTTTACCTATATCTAAATGGAATAGTCAGTGGATGCAAAATCCTACCGCAGAAGAGGGATCTATAGTAAAAAGAGAGTGGTGGAAAAGATGGGAAAACCCAGATATTCCAGATTACTCTTATGTAATACAAAGTTACGATACTGCGTTCTCAAAAAAAGAAACAGCAGATTATTCTGCTATAACGACCTGGGCAATATTCAATAGAGAAGAAGACGCAGATGAAATAATACTACTTGACGCAAAAAGGGTGCGTTGTGACTTTCCAGAGTTGAAACGCATGGCTTTAGAAGAATATAGATATTGGGAGCCGGATTGTGTTCTTATTGAAGCAAAAGCATCTGGAACACCGCTTACGCATGAATTAAGAAGAATGGGAATACCTGTTACTGCTTACTCACCAAGTAGAGGTCAAGACAAAATAGCAAGAATGAATAGTGTCGCACCCATGTTTGAGTCTGGTATGGTATGGGCACCAGAGCATGATTTTGCAGAAGAAGTAATAGAAGAAATGGCGTCATTCCCATTTGGAGATTATGATGACTATTGCGATAGTGCTACAATGGCCTTGATGCGTTTCCGACAAGGTGGTTTTGTATCTTTACATGAAGATTACCAAGATGAGGTGCGATTATTAAAAAAGAACAGGACAGTTTATTATTGAAAATTTATTTAACTAGGTTTGTTTGGGATGGCAAAGAATATGGCGGACCTAACATACATGCAGAAACCATCGAAATAGCACAGGCTATTGCAGAATTGAATGGTTTAGTTATAGATGGTGAGCTAACAGACATAGTTGGAATGGAAAAAGATGAAGCAAGAGTGATACACTAGGTAATTATGGCGATAGATAAAAAATTAGGCACAGAAGATAATCCAGATGTAAGAGTACAAGGCTCTGCTGTTGAAATACCTCTTGATACCACAAGAGAAGATCAAATTAGAGAAGCTGCTGAAATACTTGTAGAAAATGAAAATTTGTTTATTGACGAAGAAATACAAGGCTCACAGCCTCAAGAGATGGATTTTAATTCTAATTTAGTAGATTTTTTAGGCGAAGATATACTGCAAAACATATCAAACGATTTACTAAGCTCAATTAAAAGCGATAAACAATCTAGGTCCGAGTGGGAAAAAACTTATACCGACGGCCTTAAATATTTAGGTATGAAGTTTGATGACTCAAGATCGCAACCATTTGAAGGTAGTTCTGGCGTAGTCCATCCGATTTTGGCAGAAGCCGCTACTCAATTCCAAGCGCAGGCTTACAAAGAAATGTTGCCAGCAAAAGGACCTGTAAAAACAGAAATAGTTGGTGCTCGTACAGTAGAAACAGAAAATCAAGCAGAAAGAGTACAAGAGTTTATGAACTATTACATTATGAATGTAATGGAGGAATATGATCCAGAGTTAGACCAAATGTTGTTTTATTTACCATTAGCAGGATCTACATTTAAAAAAGTTTATTTTGATTTTGTTCTAAATAGAGCAGTTTCTAAGTTTATACCACCAGAAGACTTAATTGTTCCTTATGAAGCACCAGACATAAGTTCAGCCGAAAGAATTACTCATGCTATTAGCATGTCAGCTAATGAGATTAAAAAACAACAACTGTCTGGATTTTACGCAAATGTAGACATAGGTTCTGAAAGTTATTCAGATGATCTTTCTGATATAGCAGAAGCCATAGATGAAATACAAGGCGTTTCACCATCATATAAAGAAAATAGAAATAGAACAGTTTATGAAGTACATACTGTTTTAGATATAGAGGGTTTTGAGGATGTAGACGAACAAGGTAATCCTACTGGACTCAAACTACCTTACATAGTAACTATAGAAGAGGACTCAGAAAAAGTATTATCTATTCGCAGAAATTATTTACCAAATGATTTACTAAAAAATAAAATTAATTATTTTGTTCAATATAAATTTATGCCTGGTCTTGGTTTTTATGGTCTTGGACTGTCACACATGATTGGCGGATTATCAAAAGCATCAACATCAATATTAAGACAACTTATAGACGCAGGAACATTAGCAAATTTACCAGCTGGTTTTAAAGCTAGAGGTATGAGGATTAGAGATGAGGATGATCCACTACAACCCGGAGAGTTTAGAGATATAGATACGACTGGCGGATCTTTGCGAGAAAACTTAATTCCGTTACCTATTAAAGAGCCTAGTAGCGTATTGATGCAATTACTCGGTATATTGGTCGACTCTGGTAAAAGATTTGCTGCAATAGCTGACATGAATGTTGGTGATATGAACCAAGCTATGCCAGTTGGAACTACTGTCGCTTTGCTAGAGCGTGGCACAAAAGTTATGAGCGCAATCCACAAAAGGTTGCATCATTCACAAAAAATTGAATTTGGCTTAATGTCTAAGGTTTTTGCTGAGTTTTTACCGCCTGTTTACACTTTTCAAGTAGGCACAGGACCAAGTGAAATAAAACAACAAGACTTTGATGACAGAGTAGATATTATTCCTATATCAGATCCTAATATTTTTTCACAAAGTCAAAGAGTTACATTAGCACAAGAGCTTTTACAAATGGTTCAATCTAATCCAGAAATACACGGACCACTTGGTATTTATGAAGCATATCGTAGAATGTATGCAGCTTTGGGTGTGGATAATGTTGAGTCATTATTACAACCACCACCAGACATGACACCACGACCAGTCGATGCTGGGATCGAAAATTCTACACTTTTAATGGGACAACCTGCTCAGGCTTTTCCAGAACAAAACCACCAAGCACATTTAGAGGCACACAAAAGTTTGTTTTTAACCAATATTGTTAAAGAAAGTCCACAAGTACAAGCCTTAATTATTAGTCATTGCATGCAACATTTACAATTCTTAGCAAGCCAAATTGCACAAGAACAAATGCCAGAAGAAACAAAACAACAAATGGCACAGATACAAGCACAGATGCAACAAGTATCACCAGAAGAAGCACAAATGATTATGCAACAAATGCAAATGATTGTAGAACAATACAGCTCAACAATAATGGCTCAATTAGCTAGTGAGTTCTTACAATCTATAGGAATGAACAATAATGTAGATCCTCTAGTAGATATTAGAAAACAAGAATTAGATCTTAAAGATAAAGAATTAGATATGGAATCTCAACAATTTGAGGCAAAACAACAGCAAAGAGCACAAGAAAAAATGCTCGATGCTCAATTACAACAAGAGCGTATGGGTGTGCAAAAAGACATTGCAGATGATAAACTCGAAGTAGCAATCGATAGATTAAAACAAAATGCTGATTTGAAATTACTCGAATTAGAAAATAAAATAAGAGGCTTGTTATGACAACATCATATAAATTAGAAGCGATTAAAAAACTTAAAGCTGAAAAAAAAGCTGAAAGAATTAAAGAAGCCGAGGACTTAAAAGCTGCGCAAGAAGCAGAAGAAAAAAAGCACCAGGCAAATCTTAAAAGAATAGCTAACAAAATGGCACAAATTGAACAAGGCTTACCTGTAAAAAAGGAAGTTGTTGTAGAAGAAAAGCCAGTTGTTAAAAAAACTCCAGCTAAAAAGAAAACAGTTGCTAAAAAAACAACAAAAAAAGCTCCAGCTAAAAGAGGCAGACCAAAGAAAAAATCGTAAATGGACGAAATAGATTTAATGGCTAAAATCAAGAGATTGATTGAAAGCAGAGAAAAGCAAATACAAGAAACTTTAATGTCTGGTGGCCTAAAAGATATAGAACATTATAAATATTTGCAAGGAGAGCTTTCTGCTTTATACTATATTGCAAACGAGATAAGTGATCTAGGAAAAGATATATGAGTTCAGAAGCAGTAGAAAACAACATAATGGCAAAAAAAGTGGCAGAGGCCTATGTAGATCCCGAAGAAGTGGTTTTAAATCCAGAAAAGTTGGACGCTTCAATATTAGAACGGATGCCACAACCAACAGGATGGAGAATGTTAGTGCTGCCCTATGCTGGTAAAGCAAAAACAGAAGGCGGTATTATACTTACAAAAGAAACAAAAGATCGTGAGGCTCTAGCAAGTATAGTAGCTTATGTTGTCAAAAAAGGACCACAATGCTATAACGATAAGGCTAGATTTGGAGATAAACCTTGGTGTGAAGAAAAACAATGGGTTTTAATTGGACGTTACTCCGGTTCAAGATTTAAACTTGAAGATGGTGCGGAGGTTAGAATCATCAATGATGATGAAGTAATAGCCACCATTCTCAATCCAGATGACATAGTGAGCTTATGACAACAGAAAACGAAGTAAAAGAAGTTCAGCAACCAGAGGTTGATGAAATTGAGGTAGAAGTGACTGAAAACGAAGCGTCGTCCGATGCTTCAAGTGAAGACGAGTTAGAAAATTACACCAAAAGTGTATCTAAGCGTATTAATAAACTAAACGCCCGTAATCGTGCAACAGAAGAAAGAGCTGCAAAATTAGAAGCTGCTTTACAACAAAAAGAAGTAGAGGCTCAAAATTACTATCAACATGCGATGCAACAACAACAAACTATACTGCAAAAAGAAGAAGAGGCAGTTGAGGCTAAAGAAAGAGAGGCAAATGATCTCTACAAAAGAGCTCACTCTGCTGGCGACGCAGATCTTATGTCAAAGGCTGACAGTTTAAAATCTGAGGTTTCTATACAAAAAGAAAAAATTAGAGTTGCAAAACAAAAACAGGAACAAACAGCACAACAGTCGCAATATGTTCCTTATCAGCAACAACAACCGCAACAACCGCAACAAGCTCAACCAGAACCGCCATCAGAAAAGGCTTTGAGTTGGCAAAAACAAAATCAATGGTATGGTCAAGATGCTGAACCAACACAATATGCGTATTTTACTCATGTAAATTTGGTTCAAGAAGGCTATGAACCAGACTCAGAAGAGTATTATAATGAGTTAAATTCAAGAGTTTATAAAGTTTATCCGGGTTTACAATCCGATAATGCTGGACAAAGTGAGGGCGGACCCGCTGTGCAAAGAGTCGCCTCTGCTTCCGTAGGAAGTCGGCAAAAAACACAAGGCAAAAAGAACGGCGTATCTTTCACAAAAAGTGAAGTCGAAACGCTCCGTGGGATTAAACCGCATGGCATGGCAGATGACGTATGGTTAAAATCCGTTGCTAAAGAAAAACAAAAAATAGCTAACAGGGAGGCAAAATGACAGAAGCTAATAATGAAGGAATACAATCCAGAAAATCTCGTGAATCCGAGAATCACGCTAAAAATACTCGAAGACAACCATGGAGGCCAGTAAGAAAACTTGAAACTCCTCCGGCACCAGAAGGGTACGAATATCGTTGGATAAGAGAATCCATGTTGGGCCAAGAGGATAAAGCAAATGTGGCAAGAAGAATCAGAGAGGGTTGGGAACTCGTAAGAGGGACTGACTTACCTGCTGAATATTCTTATCCAACTGCTGATACAGGTAGACACGCTGGCTTAGTATATAGCGAAGGCTTACTATTGGCGAAAATACCTACAGAAACTCGTGAGGAGCGTAATGCTTATTATGAGGATCAAGCTAGAATGAAAAAGGAAGCGTTAGACAATAATATGTTTAATGAGTCTAGAAAAGATAGCAGATATGTAAAGTATGACTCTGATAGAAAGTCTAATGTTACTTTTGGAAAAAAGTAATTAACGATTAGGAGAAAATCTTATGGCAAATAAAGATGCCGCATTTGGTTTAAGACCTGTTCGTGAGATGGGCGGAGCACCTTATTCTGGTGGTCAGTCAAGATACAGAATCGCAAGTGGAGCTACAACTCCAATATTTCAAGGCGATCTTGTAACTCAACTGACAGCTGGCGTAATTGGCAGACACACCGCAACTGGAACTGTTCCTATTGTCGGAGTGTTTAATGGTGTTTCTTACACCGATCCAACCACGGGCGAGCAAGTCTTTAAAAACTATTATCCTGGCAGTATTTCTGCTTCGGATATTATTGCAAGCGTCATAGATGATCCAAATATTGTGTTTGAAGTACAAGCAGATGATACCTTCCCGGTAGCAGACCTGTTTGGTAACTTTGACATTGTTGATGGTTCACCTGTTGGCGATACTAAGTCTGGAAGATCCAATCTTGAGCTAGATGTAACAACTGGTGCAACAACAGCTACGTTACCGCTCAAATGTATTGACATCTCTCAGGATCCCGATAACGACGATGTTGCATCGTCAAACACCAATGTTCTTTGTGTGATTCAAAATCACATCATGGGACAAAAAGGTGCTGGTTTAGCATAAGCGAGGTAAATTAATATGGCTATTTCAAGAGCACAATTAGCGAAAGAGCTAGAGCCTGGTCTAAACGCACTTTTCGGTATGTCCTATGACCAATATGACAGAGAGTATGAAGATATTTTCGTCATCGAGGATTCAAATAGAGCATTTGAAGAAGAGGTGTTAGTTACCGGTTTTGGTTCCGCACCAGTAAAATCAGAAGGTCAAGGAGTTATTTTTGACAGCGCATCTGAAAGTTACAGCGCAAGATATACCCACGATACAGTGGCGTTAGCTTTCGCTCTTACAGAAGAAGCAGTTGAAGACAATCTTTATGACAGTCTGGGTAAACGATATGTTAAAGCATTAGCAAAATCTATGGCTAACACTAAGGAAGTCAAAGGTGCCGATGTTTTAAACAATGCTTTCTCATCTAGCTTCACAGGAGGCGATGGAGTATCACTTATTAACACTGCTCACCCACTTGCAGGTGGTGGATCAGCTGCTAATAGAGCTACTACTATGGCTGACTTAAATGAGGCTTCACTAGAAGACGCATTGATTGATATATCTACATTTACAGATGACAGAGGTTTAACAATCTCAGTACAAGCTGACAAGTTGGTAATACCACCACAATTAGTATTTGTTGCTGATAGAATTTTAAACTCTCAACAAAGATCTGGCACAGCTGATAATGACATCAACGCAATCAGAAACACAGGTGTTTTACCTGGTGGTTACGTTGTAAACCATTATCTATCTGATCCAGATGCTTTCTTTGTTCTTACATCTGTAAACAGCATGGGCGAAGGTCTAAAAATGTTCCAAAGATCTCCAATGGAAACATCTATGGAACCAGACTTCTCTACAGGCAACATTAGATATAAAGCAAGAGAAAGATATTCATTTGGCTTCTCCGACTGGAGAGGTATCTATGGATCTCAAGGTGCATAATTTGAAGTCGTAATACACTTTATTACTCAGTATTACAATTAAAAGGGTCCAAATAGGGCCCTTTTTTTATGTTAATTTGTAAAAGTTTGTAAATAAATGTATATTTGTATAATGAGCAAACCTAAATTTGACAAATTAGCATTTAAAGAAGCACTATTAGATGTGGGCGTTGGTTTTGTTATGGCTTTTCCAGTAGCTTTAGCTGTAATTTCAATTTGTAGATGGATTGGTTTTGGCGTTATACCAACAGCAGTTTTTCAAACAATAGTTTTTACTTTAGTTTCATTTACAAGAAAATATTTTATTAGAGTGCATTTTAAAAAACGCAATGAAAACATCTAAACCTATCTGTGTTGCAGATAAGCTATACGAGTAGTATTATAAAAGATGTAGAACTAATTGTTGCAGACAATGGTGTTTGCAATGGCTAATTTATAGGAGGCTGATTATGACTACACACTTTACTTCGGGTGTTACCAATGTTTCTTCTGACGGAACATTAGGTAAATTAAAAGCACCCGCACCACACAAGTATCATACATACTTTAATGATTTTGATACTTATTTAGCGTCCGATTGGACAATTACAACAACTGAGGATGGCACAGGATCCGCAACAGAGGCTTTGACCGATGGCGATGGTGGTATTTTGTTAGTAACAAATGCTGCTGGCGATAACGACCATGACTTTTTTC